TCAGCGGATGGCGCGGGTTGCCGAAAGACGGCCATAAAGTGCGATCAGGCCGCCAATTCCGCCCGCAACCGTTACCAGCCCTTCGGCCAGCTCGCCGTGCAGGCCGGCCGGCAGATCGAGGCCGGCAATGCTGAAAAGCGGCGCAAAAACCGCAATCAGCGCCCCCCAGATCGTGCGTGATTGATACCATGCCTTGGTGCTGTCCATTCTCTCATCCTTTTCGTTGTTTTTCAGGCAGTTGTCAGAGCGGGAGAAAGGCTTGCGCCGCCACTCCCAGAGGCACCGCGCGGCCGAGCTGGCGGACACGCACGGAAATGTGATCCCGCAGGACCGGGAAATCTGTGCGTTCGGCCGCGACAGGGTAAAACCAAAGGGGTTCGGAGACCTCCGCCACTCGTTTGACGGCCTCGCCTTCCAGCACCTCGACACGATATCGCTCGAAAGGCTCGTCCAGCGGGATGTCGCTCGCATCCCAGCCATCGGCCTCCATCCGACCCCGGCGTTTCCATTGGACAAGAACGCCATCCTTTTTCCGCTCGCCGGAAAGATGCACAGGGGAAAGCGGCATCTGCGCCCGCAATCCACCCTCGAAGGCGAAAGGCCCGGCCGAAGCGCCCGCCTTTCCTGCCGCCTCGACGATCCAGTTCAACCGCCGCCCACGCTCGCTCGCGGCAAGGCCGAGTGGCTGTACCGCCGCGTCCAGCATCACCGCCGGTGCGCCTGCGGGCGCGCTGGCAGCCGACCCATCTTCCGTGCCCGCCAGCCCGCGCAGGAGGACGGAGAGCCGCCAGCGCTTGGGCGCAATTTCTTCGGCCTTTGCGAAAGCGACGATCTCCCAGACGCCGTTTGCGGCCTTGATTGCGATGCGGTTCTCGCCGTTCAGCACCGACAGTTCGTTTGCCGAGCCGAGCCCACCGAAAGGCAGGTCGATCAGGACGGTATTCTTCCGGTCGAAACGGCCCGAGGGGCCGGGCAAGAGCGGCATCGCCAGTGCCCCGATCATGGCCGGCTGATCGAGCACGGCGCGTTGCCGATAACCTTCCGTGCCCGAGGATGCGGAAACGACGATTGGCCGCCATGGCTTTGCGAAGGCTGCGATCCGCGCCGAACGCTCCGGCGCGACTCCATCATGGTACGGCAGGTCGAGAAACAGCACTTCCGGGGCAAAACCCTCAGCACCGCTTGCACTGCCGGCGCGCCGCTCATCCACCACGCCGGCAAAAGCCGAAACAGCTGCGGAAAAGGCGCGTGCCTCCACCTGCCGCACCGCGCCATCCTCGATGCGGCTGACCAGAAACCGGCCTGGCGGAGCCTGCGGAAAGATGTTCTCCGGCAGGCGGATGCAATCGCCGGGTTCGAGGGTTATATCGGCCGGCGGCAAGGCAAAACGCACGGTGCGCCGCGCCTGACGGTTGTCTCGCAGCACCGCTTCGACGGCGACTTGCGCCGTTTCCGCCGGCAAGGCGGCGTTGAGGTCGAGCCGCATCACCCGGCTGCCGGCATTGTCGATGCGGCGGGACCGCGCGCTCGCCTGTTCGTAGTCCAGCGTCGGATTGAACGAGGTCAGCACGGCTTCAGCGGCGAAATCGCTGTCATGACCGCGATTTTCCGACCAGAGCGGCTCGTCATCGAGATCGGCAAGCACGGAAATATCTCTGACGGGCAAAACTGCCGTATTGCGTGAACGGAAGCGCAGGGTGCCGCCGTCCTCCGCCACATCCAGCTGAAACGCCGCCATCAGCGGCTCCAGCAGGTTGCGGGCCGAGGTCACGTCGCCCTGCACGTACCCGGTCATGTCGCCGCTGACGGCGGAGACGTCGAAAGCGGAAAAGCCGTGATCGGTGAGGATGGCGGCGATGGTATCGGCAAGCGTCGCCGTTCCCAGCCGGCCATTCAACCAGTGGCCGGTGCGCCAGTTGCCGCCATCACTCCACACAGCGCCATTCTGCGGAAAGGCGGGAAAGGGTCGCGCATCCCAGGTCCAGAGATAGACCCGGTTTTTATCCACCATCGCCGCATCGCCTTGATCCCAATGGTCGAGATGCGCTTCCAGAAACCGCCGCTGCTGGCTGTCTGCCCGGTTCCGGCGGGAGAAATAGGGAAAGGCGTTTTCCACCGATTTTGGATCGGGAAAGACATTCGGGCGCGCAGCACTCTTGTCCACCGCCGGGCAGCCGAGTTCGGTGAACCAGATCGGCTTCGAGCCGGGCACCCATGCGGTGGGCGTCGATTTCTCCACACCCCGCACCCGGTCGTAATGGAGGTTTTCCCACCAGTTCCCGATGTCCTTGTAGCGAAAGACCCATGGCTTTTTGCTCAGCCCGTCGGTGATGGGCGTGCGTCGCCGCGCTGCGCGGTCGGCATCGCTGGCATAATACCAGTCGAAACCCTCACCCGCCGTGATGGCGCGGCGGAAGGCGCTGGCATCATCAGCACCGGCCATGCCATCCGGATTGCCGTTTGCGACGTCCTCGTCGCGCCAGTCGGAGAGCGGCATGTAGTTGTCGATGCCGATGGCGTCGATATCATGGCTCGCCCAGAGCGGATCGAGATGGAAAAACACATCACCCGAGCCATCCGCCGGCTGATGGCCGAAATATTCGCTCCAGTCCGCCGCATAGGTCAGCTTCACCGCCGGTCCCATGACGGCGCGTACATCGCCCGCCAGCCGCACCAGTTCCTCGACAAAGGGGAAGGCATCGTTCTCATCGCGCAGGCGCGTCAGACCACGCAGCTCGGAGCCGATCAGGAAAGCATCCACCCCGCCCGCCTTGGCTGTCAGGGCCGCATAATGCAGCACCATGCGGCGGTAACCCTCTTCGCGGTGGCAAAACCGCTCAACCTCCCTGCGCGCCGCAGCATTGCGGTCGGGAGAGCCGGGCCTGCCGGGTGCCGGAAAACAGGTGATGCGCCCGCGCCAGCCATAAGCGTCCTGTTCGCCCTTGCCATAGGGATCCGGCAGACCATTGCCGGCGGGCACATCCATCATCACGAAGGGATAAAGGCAAACCTTCAATCCACGAGACTTGAGGTCGGCTATCGCCTGCAGCACGCTTTCATCATCAGGCGTGCCGCCATAGGCCGGGCCGCCGCCATGAGGGCTGACCGGATGCGCCTCACCGCGCGAAAGGCCGCCAACCGACCATGGCGCCGTTTCGCCATCGCGGGCCGCCACTTCCACGCCGGGCAGAATGCGGCATTCGCCCGCCCGCATATCCGTGCCGAACCAGCTCACCACCAGCGCCACGCTTTGCAGATTGGGGCAAAGCGCCTGCAATTCGTCGATGGCCGCCTGCCAGTCCGTGGCTGCGGTCAAGCCGTTGCGGTTCATGATGCGGCTTTGCCCCATGCCGGTGCGCTCGGAAACCGGCACCGTTGCGTAACAATGTTCGGTTGCCCCAGGAATGACGGTGATGGCGCGGATCGATTTTTCCAGCCGCCCGACCGGCCGCACCACCTCGAACTGCATCAGCGGAATACGATTGCCATAGCCGTCGAGCGGCAGGCGCTCGAACACCACATAGGCCAGCCCGCGAAAGGCCGGGGCATTGCCGCTCCCCTGTTTTGCCTCGATCAGCGGATCAGGCAATTGCGTTTCGCTGCCGGGATAAAAGCGCATCTCGATGCCGGTGAGATCAACTTCGCGTCCATCGGCCCAGATGCGCCGCACCATGGCCGCCTCGCCTTCGCAAAGGCCAATGGCGAGATTGGCGAAATAACGATAGGTCTCAACCTTCGGGCCGCGATTGCCCTTGCCGCCGCGCCGCTCCACCTCGATGCTTTCTTCAAACCGCGTCGCCCAGATCAGCGTGCCGCCGATCCTCGCCGTGCCGTAAAGCCGGTTGACCGCCGCCCCTTCGTCCGCGCCCGGAATACGCGCCGTCGAAAGCCGTGCGCCCGAGACGGTACGCCCGCTGGACAGCAATGCGCGGTCGACGGCATTGCCCGCCAGTGCACCCGCCGCCTGGCCAATGATGGCGCCCACGGGGCCGAAAATACCGCCGAGCGCCGCACCCGCCGCCTGAAAAACTATGGTCGCCATGGTCGCCTCGAGACGTTTCAGAGATCGGGAAAACGGAAGGTGCCGGCGATGCGCCGTTTCCAGCCCGGCACCAGCGCGGAACACACCACCGCCGCCTGTTCATAGGCATGGATGAAATGCTGAGGCCCGGCGAGGATGCCGAGATGTTTCGCCGGCGCATCGGCCCGCCAGCGAAACAGCAGCAGGTCGCCCGGCTGCGCCTGTTCCATGCCCGGCAGCGGAACAAAGTGGCGCTTTGCCGCGCCCATCAGCCGGTCTTCACCGGCGCGCTCGGCCCAATCAGGCGCATAGGGCGGCAGCAATTCCGGCTCCGCGCCGTAAAGTTCACGCCAGATGCCACGGACGAGGCCGAGGCAATCGCAGCCGACATCCTTTAACGAGGCCTGATGCCGGTAGGGCGTGCCGATCCAGCCCTGCGCCACCGCCAGCACTTTTCCTCCGGTGTCATTCATGGAAACAGTGCCGTTCCATCATGGGTCTGGCCGCCGCTCGCGTAAGAATAGGCGAAATCCGCCCCCGGCAGGTGCGGAAAGCCCCTGAAATTCAGGTGATTGGCGAATTTTGCCCTGCACGTGGCGAAACTCTTGTCGCAGCCGGCGGTGATGGAAAAGCCGTCTCCCGGCAATGGCATCCGTTCCGGCGAAAGCCAGAAGGACAGAAGCGTACCGCCGTCGCGCCGCGCGTGGACGTCGAGATCAAAACCTTTGCCGGCGAGTGTACCGCTTTGAAACCGCAACTTTCCCCGACTGAAAAAACCGTCAGTGAAAGCGTCAAGCCCCAAGACCAGCAGATTGCCCGCCGCATCCACCGCCGCCACGCTGCCATTGCCGGTAAACCGCGAAAGATTGACGCCGCAGCGCCGGTCACCAAGTGCGGCATCGCAACCCCGCCCATAAACCCGGCCCTGCGGCTGGCCGAGGCGATGGGCAAGGCTGCGCAGTTCGGCGCGAAACGCCCCGCCGGCCCGCATCACTTCGCCGATTTCGCGGATGGACAGCAGCACATGCTCATCCGGCACCTGCCAGTTGACGAGAAAAAGCTCCACTCTCGCGCCATCGAAACGGCCTGTGGCGAGATCATCTTCCGAAATCGCCTCGCTGGAAAAACCGCCGGCCACCTCGCCGGTGCTCGCGCCCAGCCCGGTTTCGCTGTCGCTGTCGCTCGCCCCGAAACCGCTGGCGGCCAGATAGGCCGTTCCGGCAAAGGAGAGCGTCTCGTCGTGGTCGGTAAAGCCGATCACGACGCCATCCTTCAGTGTCACCTTCCAGCAATGGCAGGTGGTGGTGGCATCGCCCAGCAGATGCGTGGCAAAGGCGGGAGGAACGGTCTTCATGGCAGGATTTCCATCAATGGAATGGAGGGAATGCGGCCCGCCTCGAAGGCGGTGAGATTGACGTCGATGCGATCGATCGCAAAGCGCACCGGGACGTCGAATTCGAAACCAGCACGAATCGCCGCACCGGCAGATGGAAGCTTGCCGGCGCGAAACGTCACCGTGCCAGCTACATGATCCACCGACACATCCGATGGCGGAACACGCACCCCCTCGACCGAAACGAGGACAGACCCTTCGACCGGCTTTTCCACCCGCCTGATGAAGGCGCCGCCGGCATCGGCATAGGTTTTCACCAGCTGAAACTGCGCCGTCGCGCCGTCACCACTGCCGATCCTCTGATCTGTGGCGGCAGGCGTCCCGCCTGGCGGGCAGGATTTGCAATCGACGGGGTCACGAAAGCGGAAACCATAAAGCTCACCGCGCCGCGCCTCAAAAAAGGCGAGCACCTCGTAAAGATCGGCCACCGAACGGATGCCGGACCCGGCGTCATAAGCGCGCCGCGCATTCTTCCAGCGCTGGTTGCGGCTCTCCCGGCCATTGGAAAGATTGACGATATCGGTCCGCCGCACCGGCCCACCGCTCACACCGAGCGCCAGCCTCAGCGGAAACCGCACTTCATGAAATGCCGCCATGTCGTTGTTCCACGAATCTTTTTGCTGTGTTGAAAGGTGGATGGTCACAAACCGCGCTGGCCGCGCCCGACGCTGCGCGCCAGCATGGCGGCGATCTGGCCTTCGCTTTTTCTAAAACTCACCGCATCGGTGGCCGTCACGTTGAAGACGATCTGCGCACCGCCACCGCCCGCCGGAGCCGCCACGCCCAGCGCGCCGTCCGAACCACGCTTCAGCGGCAGGATCGCCTCCGCTCCCGCCTCACCCATCAGGCCGAGCCCACCGCCCATCGGAAAAAAGGCAGGGCTGGACACCACGCCGCCATCGGCAAAAGGCGTGATGCTGCGCCCCGGCACCCCGCCATCGGCAAAGGCAAACAAGGAGCCGCCACCGTTCAAAAGCCCGCCAACCGCATTGCCGATCACATTCTCCAGCGGCTTCAAACCGGCCGAAAGCGCCATGCCGGACAGGCGTTCGCCGAGCCCGCGCAACACATCATCCAGCCCCTTGCCACCCATCGTGGCCGCCTGCAGGGCGCTGGTCAAAGCCGCCCCGAACCGCTCGGAGCGCTTTTCTAGATCGCCCATCACATCAGCAAGCGCCTCAGCCTCCTCGCGGTTCTCCGCAATCGATCTTTCGCCTGCCATCGCGCTTGCCTTTCTGATTCAAATCGGAACGATAGGTTTTTGAATTGTCTGGCCGTTTTCACAAAAAAAAGCCCCGCTTCCGCAACGAGACAAGTCCACCTCACCCGTCCGGAAACAGCCGCATCATCGCCTCCATCGCCTGACGATCGGGGCTGCGGGAGATGGCGCGTGCGCCACCCGTCATCGCGAAAAACTCCCTTGGTGTCAGCCGCCAGAAGGTTTCAGAAGAAAGCCGCAGCAGGCAGAAGCCGGCATGAATGACCGCCTCCCAGGGAAAAGGGCGCGGTCTCGCTTCGCCTGCTGCGGCGCTCAAGGGTCCGGCTGTGTTTCTCCTTTCGGGCCGCCGAAGGTGGCGGTCAGAAGATCGGCGACCATCGCGGCATGGCCGGCAATGCCACCCTCGGCGGTCGCCATCGCCACGTCCTCATCGGAAAACGTGTTGCCGGCGCCACGCAGCCCCGCACCGATGACCCGGATCATGTCGGCGGCCTTCATGCGCCCGGTCGCGAAGCGTTCAGCGAGTGCGGTCAGATCATCAGCCTGAAAGGCAGTTTCCAGTTCGGCGAGAGCGCCCAGCGTCAGGCAGAGAATGCGCCTTTCGCCGTCGATCAGCGCCTCGATCTCGCCGCGATGGCGGTTCGCCCGCCCATAACGTAAACCCTGCGGCATCACAGCGCTCCGAATGTGAGAGAACCGGCAGATTCCAGCGCGATCTCAAATTGCACCTCGCCATCATGGCGGCCGGAATATTCAAGCGCGACGATCTGGAACGGTCCGGTTACGGTACCAAAATCGGGGATGACGATCTGCCAGCCCGGAATGGCGCCGGTGAAAAACGCACTGCGTACCAGCGCGTCACTCCCTCCGTCCTTGAAGATGCCGGAGGCCGTCAGCGACGCCCGCTGCACGCCGGCGCCGCCCAGAAGCTCGCGCCAGCGCCCGGCGCTTTCGCCATCGGTTATGTCCACGGCCTGCGCGTTGAAGGCCAGCCGCTTTGTTCTCAGTCCTGCCACGGTCACATAGGAACCGGCATTGTTGATCTTCAGCAGCAGGTCCTTGCCCTTCTGCGCCACCATGGGTGTTCTCCTTATGGTTTGGATTGATGTTGCCGGGTCGCAATCGGCCTGATACCAATTATTTCCTCCGCATCTCGCACCCGCGATTTTCATCATGTCCGAAGCCGCCCCCTTCCCGTCCCGCGCGCGCCTTATCGGCGTGCTTGCGGTTGGGCAGATCATCAGCTGGGGCAGCGGGTTCGACATGCTGGCCGTGCTCGGCCCACGGATTGGACGCGATCTCGCCATCGCCAACGAGGTGGTTTTCGCCGGCCTCACCGTGATGATGACAATCAGCGCGCTCTGCGGCCCGCTTCTGGGAAGAACGCTGGTGCGCCACGGCGCGGCACCCGTGCTCGTGGCGGGTTCATTGCTGTTTGCCGCCGGTTTTGCCGTGCTCGCCTTTGCGGGCGGTGTGGCGAGCTATCTGCTCGGCTGGGCCGTGATCGGTTTTGCCGCCACCTGTGGTTTGACGACGGCGGCCCATGCCGCGGTGGTGGAGCGTGTCGGTGCAGAAAGCGGCCGGTTGCTGACGCTGCTGATGCTGTTTACCGGGCTTTCGGCAGCGGTTTTCCTGCCGGTCACCGCGCTTGCCGACCAGCATCTCGGCTGGCGCGGCACGCTTGTCGCCTATGCCTGTCTACAGCTCCTGGTGCTTCTGCCTCTCTATGTCTTCGTTCTTCCCGGGCGGCCGGCCCGCAAGGCCACGGGTTCGCGGGAGGTGGCCGGGGCTTTGCCCCCGCCCGTCGATACACGCCGCGCCTTCGTGCTTCTGGCCGCGATGACAACGATCAGCGCGTTTACGACCTTTGGCCTGTCACCGCTCCTGCCATTGCTGCTGGTGCAGGCGGGGGCAACGCAATCGCTGGCCGTGCAGCTGGCATCAGCGCGCAGCGTGCTTGCGATCACCGCGCGCGGACTGGATTTCCTGCTTGGCAAACACGGCAACCCGTTCGTCACCGCCATGATCGGCTTCTGTCTGCTGCTCCTGTCGCTCATGCTGTTGCTGGCCTTTGCGCCGGCCATGCCGGCTTTCATCGGCTTCATCGTATTCTTCGGTTTTGGCGCAGGCGTACTCACCGTCAGCCGGGCCGTGTTGCCGCTGGCGGTGTTCTCGCCGGAAGAGTACGGCCTTCAGGCCGCGCGTATCTCCCTGCCGCAAAACCTTGCCATCGCCTTTGCGCCTGTTATCTTCACGCTGGCGCTGGATCGCGGCGGGGTCTCGGCCATGCTGACCATCGCCTCCGTGCTGATCGGCATTTCGTTTGTGCTGCTGATCGTACTTTGGAAAACCATGCGCAGGCAGGCTTCCTGAAACGGCGCTATTCCGTTACCGCGCGGAAACGCATGTCCGCGATGAAATTCCGCGACTTCGGTTCGCGCCGCGAGCGGCAGGAGCGCAGTTGCAGGTTGACCAGCGAGACATTGGCGAGCGGAAGGGCGGCATCATCGAGCAGGGTTTTCACCCTTTCAGCGATTTCGCCCGCCTGTTTACGGCCCGCGGCATCGCTGCAGATTTCCAGCGACAGGAAATGCTCCTCGGCTTTTTCCGTCGCGGTGGAATAATCCCGGCTTTCAAGTTCGCCGATGACGATGCAGGGCATAAGCGCGCGCGGCAAAAGCCGGTCGACGATGCCGCCCGATGTCAGCGCCATGAGCACCGCATCGCCCGTCAACCTTGCAAAAACCGCCTTCAGAAGTGCGTTTGCAGCGCTCACGGACTTTCCTCCTCGCAGCGGCAGACGATGAAGCGGCGGGTCTCGTCCGGATCCATCACCGTGCGGATGCCCAAAATGCGCCGGCCCTTGCGAAAGCGCATGCCGGCCGCGATATCGCTGCGCCAGGTGAGCCAGACGCGGTGGGTGATCGTCACGCCCTCGGCCGAGGCCCGCTCATGGGACGCCTCCGAAACCGGTTCGATCGCCGCCCAGAGCGAGCGCAGGACATCCCAGCTTTCCAGCGCACCGCCCTGCCCGTCTGGCGCATCGGTCCGCATTTCCAGCTCCAGCCGCGCCGTCAGCTTGCCGGGATCGAGAAAAACGAGGTTCATGGCTCAAAGCCCCATGCGGCAGAAGGGCGAAACCAGCCGCTCGTAACCGGCCGGAACCGCTGCCGGCTGATTTTCCAGGGCGACGGCGCCGCGAAAGGCAAACATCTGGGCCACATGCATCAGCATTGCGCGTTTCAGCGTATCCGGCACATCCGTCCCGGCCTCGCCGTAGCCGGCGATGAAGTCGATCTCGATACCGTTCATCACCCGTCCGGGGGCCGGCGGATCGCGCAGCCACAGCCTTGCCGGACGGGCTGCGCCATCCAGCAATTTATCAGCGGCGGTGATATTGGTCTCGCGCCCGTCACTGCCAAAAACCAGAATCGTTTCGATGGTTTGCACCGGTCCCTTGCCAATCAGAATCACACCCGTCTGCGGCCATCGGTCGAGATAAAGCCGCCATGTCTGGCGCAGCAGGCAAAGGCCGGTCACCCGCTCCAGATGCTCGCGGGCGGTGCGGATGAGCGCGGCAAGAAGCACATCTTCGTCGCCGTTATCGAGGCGCAGATGCGCCTTGACCTCGGCAAGCGTCAACGGCTCCGCCTGCGGCGGATGAATGAGGGCATAGGTCATGGGATCTCCGGGATGACGCAATTGCGGGCTGGATGAGCGAGCGGGTGCAACAAGTTTCTTCTCCCTATGGGGGAGAAGAAACGAGCGGCACCGTCGAGGGTCAATTCACCCCGAATTTCACCAGCTTGATCGCCTCGAAATTCTGTACGCCGCCGCCCACGCGCTTGGTGGTGTAGAACAGCACATAGGGTTTGGCCGAATAGGGATCGCGCAGGATGCGCACACCGGTACGATCGACGACGAGATAACCGGAGCGGAAATCGCCAAAGGCGATGGCGAAGCTGTTGGCCGCGACATTCGGCATGTCTTCCGCCTCCGTCACCGGAAAGCCCATCAGTGATGCGGGCTGGCCGGCGGCGGCGGGCGGGTGCCACAGGTAAGCGCCGGTCGTATCCTTGAAGCGGCGCAGCGTCGATTGCGTCTTGCGGTTCATCAGGAACGCGCCGTTCTGGCGGTGGCCCGCCTTCAGGCCATAGATGGCATCGAGCAGCACATCCATCGGCCCTGCGGAAGCGAAACCGGCCGAAACACCGGTTGCGACATAACCGATATTGCCCCAACTCCAGCTGTCATTGGCAACGGATGTATAGGAGAGAAAACCTTTCGGTTTGTTGACGCCGTCACCGGCAATGAAAGCGGCCGCCTCCTGTTCGGCAAAGGCGATATCCACCTCCGAGGCGATCCACGCTTCGACATCGACAGCCGCGTCATCCAGCAGCCCCTGGGTCGCGGCCGGCATGGCATAAAGTTCCATGGTCGGGAAAGAAAGCTCCGACAACTTGGGTGTCGCCGTTTCAGGACGGGCCGCGGTTTCGGAGACCCAGCCGGTGGCCAGTCCGCCAGCGGCGAAGGGTTTCTTCAGCACGGCCGTGGACACCTGCCGCACGGTGGCGAGCGCCCGGATCGGCGAAATCGCCGTCATGCGCCGACCAATCTCACCATCCGTCTCGGTCGGCAGGAGAAAGCCGCCATCCGTGCCGCTCGATCCCGCAAAGGCCTTGGCCTCCAGATCGCGCAGCGCACCCTCCTCACCCCGGCGGATATAGGCCTCGAAGGCAGCCTTATGTTCTTCGGCATCATGCGAGGGCGCATCCCTGCGGCCAAGCGCAGGCCGCGCCTTCTTGAGCGCCAGATCGTCCATGACCCTCCTGTTATCGTCGAGCGCCCTGTCGATACGGTCGAGCTTGTCGCGGGTCACGATATCCGCACCCATCTTGCGTTCGATGTCATTGAGCCGCTGGTCGTTGGTTTCGCGGAAAGCCTCGAAGGCCTCCATGAACTCGTCGAAGGCCGCCGTCATCGTGTCGGGCACGGCCTTTACCTGCGGAGCGATGCTCATCGTCGCCGCTTTCGTCATCTGGTCTGTCATGTCGCCATCCTTGTTTCGGAAATACGTGTCGGGAAGTCAGCGTTTGAAGGCGGTGTCGAACAGCGAGCGGGCGGCGCGGCGCATGCTGCGCGCCAGTTCGGTCTCGCGGTCACGGAAGAAGCGGGCATGTTTGACGTCGGACACCCGCGCCGAAGGCAGCATCGGAAAGGTCACGACCGAGATTTCCCAGAGATCGGCTTCCAGAATGCGTCGCACACCGGAGCGTTCGGCCTTGCCCGAGCGAACGGTGCGGAAACCGATCGACAGCCCGTCCAGCGCGCCGGTCTTCATCAACGAATGCACCTCGCAGGAGCGGGCGACGCCGGGGGCCAGAACGCCCTCGACATAAAGCCCGCGCTCGTCCTCGCGGATGGTGCGCCAGGCGCCGATCGGCTCGGCCGGATCGTGCTGGTAGAGCATGCGGATACCGGCCGCTCCCCGTTCCTCGATGGAGCGGCGGAAAGCGCCGCGCTCGATCACGTCGCGGCCGAGATCGACCTCGCCGAAGACGCTGGCATAACCGGAAAACGTGCCGTCGCCGGCGATGCCGCGCAGTTCCAGACTGGCGAATTTGCGCGTGGCGGGGCGCGGCCCGCGATAGGCGTGCATGGGTAACTCCTGCGATTTAAAGAGAAATATCAGGCGCGCGGGCGTGTGCCGTAGCGGCTGGCCACCCGCACCATCACGCCCAGCCCCCACCAGGCCATCATGCTGGCGGCGGCGGAGCCCGCCACCATGATTTCCCGGCCGGAAAGCGCGCCGGCAATGTCGAGCTGCTGCACGATCCACAGGCCGATCGGCCCGCCGAAGATCATGCCGCAGGACACCCCGGTGATGAAACGGCTCGCGGCTTCACGTTTGCTTTTCGGCAGCAGATAGACAAGCGACACGCCGGCACCCGCGACGGCGCCGGTGATGCGGGCGGCCCAGATACCGGCCTCATTGGCGAATTCAGACATGGGTAATCATTCCGGTTTAGGATGTTGCTATCGGGCGAACGCACCGCGTCGCCTGCAGGCGCTGTTTGCGCGCCTGCGATGGGTGATTTCACGAATCTTCGGAAAAGCTTGGGCGGAACACCTCACAAAAAGAATCCGCCACTTCAGAAAATGGTTCAGCAGAAACAGACGGATGCGAGAGCGCGGTTTCCCCGCTCAGTAACCGACGGCTTCGCGTTTTTCCTCGTCGCTCAGAAACGAGGCCGTACCGATGCGGCTCCAGAGCGCATCCCGCTCGCCGGCAAGCCCGGCGATCTTGTCGAGGTCCGGTTCCAGACGCAGCCCCGCGCCGAAGACCGGCGTGAGCCAGCCGCACAGCCTTGCCGCCGTGCGGTTGACGAGCGGCAGTACGGTGAGGCGATAAAAGGCGCGGTTCGCCTCCTGGTAATTGGCATAGGTGTTGTCGCCGGGAATGCCGATCAGCATCGGCGGCACGCCAAGCGCCAGCGCGATATCGCGGGCAGCTCCGTTGCGCGCTTCCAGAAAATCCATGTCACGCGGTGAAAGGCCCATGGCCTTCCAGTCCAGCCCGCCTTCCAGAAGCAGCGGCCGGCCGGCATTCATCGCACCCTGATACCCTTCTTCCAGTTCGCGTTTCAGCCGTTCATATTGCTCGGTGGACAGATTGCCGCCTTCCTTCGGCTGATAGACCAGCGCGCCCGAAGGCCGGGCGGAATTGTCCAGCAGGCGCTTGTTCCACTGACTTGCGGCATTGTGCAGATCAAGCGCGGCGCCTGCGGAGGCCAGCGGCGCAAAACCCGCCCGGTCATCCAGCGGATGGAAAAGTTTCAGATGCAGCAGGCCCAGCCCGTCGCGCTCGGCGGCGATGCGCCGTGACGCGCGACCTTCGGCGCGATAATCATAAGCCACCGGCCAGCCATCCGCTCCCTCGACGATACTGACCCGATCCGGCCGCAGCAGATGCAATTCCCGCAAACGCCCGCCGACCGTCAGCGGTTCGACATAGGCGTTTCCCGCCAGCATCAGGTGGCCATAAAGCGCCTCGAAAAAATCCGGCCCGCCCATATGGACGGCCGGCTTTGTCAAGAGCGCCAGCAACGGATGATCGGCGATTTCCTCGCCGCCATCATAAAGCAGCCAGTTCACCGATGCAGCCGCTTCTGCCACCATGCGGGCGGCCCGGTGCGCCACGGGATTCTTCATGAAGCCTTCGCGGGCAAGCGCGGCATAGGAACGGCCCGACCAGAAGGCCTGTCCGCCCTGCACCGCCACCGCCATGAAGCCGCCCGCCGTCATTTTGCTTTCGGGCACGGCTCTGCCATCCGCCGGGCGCAGCCACGGCAGGGAAAAGGGAAATCGCAT